CAGCCGCGATCTCCCCGTTTCAATATTACTGTTGGCAAATATTTGAAACCAGTCGAAAAACGCCTTTACCAGGCGATAGCCAAACTCTATGGCTCAACAACCGTGTGCAAAGGCCTCAACGCTAAGCACCGGGGTCAACTCTTGGCCAAGAAGTGGCGTAAATTTACGCGACCCTTGGCCATAGGACTAGATGCCAGCCGATTCGATCAACACTGCTCTAAGCCAATCCTTCAATATGAACATGGCTTCTATAATAAAATATGGAAGTCACGTAACTTGCAGAGGCTACTTAGCTGGCAGTGCGAAAACGTTGGCTTTTGCCGAGTTGACAATGGCGAACTGTTCTACACCGTTAGTGGATGTAGGATGAGCGGGGACATGAACACAGCACTAGGCAACTGCATAGTGATGTGTGCGCTTATCTGGACATGCATGAAGGAGCTGAACGTCAAGAAATTTGAGCTCATGAACGATGGTGACGACTGTGTTTTAATTGTTGAAGAACATCAATTGCCAAAACTACGAAATTTGGTTAGTTGGTTTGAGGACTTCGGGTTCAGGATGAAACGAGAACCCGATATACGCGAACTCGAGAAAGTGGAGTTCTGTCAATGCCAGCCGGTGTTTGATGGTCAGGGGTATGTTATGGTCCGGAACCCGCACATTGCGTGCGCCAAGGACCTCATCTCATTCAAGACCATTCAAAGCGCCCCTGACTATGACTTTCTGAGGGGCAGTATTAGTGAGTGCGGGCTGTCACTTGCTTCTGGCATCCCCGTGCAACAGGCGTTCTACCAATGCCTGGGGCGTGGGGTTGCCAAGCCTCGGAAAGCCAAGTTCAGGAGCACAGGCATGGAATTCATGGCTAAAGGGATGAGCAAGAAAGTGCGACCAATCGCACCAGAAACACGCTATTCCTTTTATGTCGCGTTTGACATTACCCCTGATGAACAGGTGGCGATGGAGGAGTATTATAGCAGAATAACACCCAGGTTTATGAAACCTTTACTGGTTGACCACCACCGGGGTGAATTTTGCTGCACGTTTCGATAGCAGTGGAGTGGGCTGGTGTTTGGCATAGGTTTCGGTATCTTGTTTCTTAGAAATGAGGCTGTTGTTCGAAGGCGCTATCGCGTCGAAGGACAACTTTCCGGCACCCAAACCTACATCAGTCAAAACCCCGCACTGCCACATCGATGCTTTTACACCCCATTCTCAACTACAAACCTAAGAAAGCTCCAACCAACGAAAATGACCAAAACAAAGAAATTCGATCGACTATCGCAACAAGTAGGCCCAAGAAAACTACTCGATGCGTATCAAGCAGGACTAACCTCATCGATGCAACGCGACCTCCCCAGCATTGCAGCGATGCTGAACCCGCAGGACTCGGAAGCAGTCCGCTTACCGGACGACCTTGTGGCCGCATCGGCAGTCTTCACCGCCCCGGCGGTGTTCGATTTGCCGAGTGCCGGTATCTGGGACCCCAATCTCGGGACCTCTTCCGCCCCGGCGGCTAATGAAAGTGGAGAATCTGTCCTCGCATTGATTCCTGGCACAAAAGGCGCCATCTGGCATACAGCCGGCGCCGAGCAGGAGATATGCGATGGCATTTCAGATTTCCACCTGAAACCTGTCCTCACATCCAATGGTGGCCAAACAGGCACCCGTTTCCTTTCCAACCCTATCCGTGACGGATCGGTTGCTATCGTCCCCCGACGTGACGCAACTGGCCGTGCTATCTATGAACTCCAAGTCCTAGGTGGCGTCGGGCAGGGCATTGGACTGTACATACAGGAAATCGGGAACACCAACAGCAAAATCACTGGAACCCTCGATTTGCAATACCGCGCGGTGGTAGGCGGCCCATGGATCAGTAACATCGTTCCATTCTACGGCTCCACCACTCTTGACCTCCCCCTAGCTTCTGTTGTGGAAGCACTAGCCATTGAGGTGACGGTAGCTAGTTCTGAGACCAACACCCTGGTCTTCGGAATCACTGCCGCCTCTACCCTAGGGCTACCCACAACCATCAACAGTAAAGCTAACCGATGCACCAACTTCCACGTCCGTGACTTCACCAGACTGGCGAACTTGGACCTCACATCTATGGAGCGGCCCACAGCACTCGCTGGGCTGCTCACATACATGGGTTCCAACTTGCTCAATGGTGGGCTCATCACGGCCGCCCGGTTGCCCATGGGGGAATCAATTACTCTGGCACCCAACGGTGACTTCTACTCGTTTATCGCTTCACTCCCCACTTACAATGGGGACTACGCGCTGCGCGATGGCTGTTACTGCTGGTGGTGCCCCGACGACCCGCAGGAGTTCTTCATGCGGCCCCACTCCCAGGCTAGATGCGACGACATGCGCGTCAATTCCAGCCTATGGTATGTGGCCAAACGAGACTCCCGTGACCAGGTCGTTCGTGTGCGTGCGCACACGCACATTGAAGCGCTTACCCGTTCAGTGCAGTACAGCACGGAAGTTCATGCCCCCAGTCCAACTTGGGGCATGTTGCTTTCTATGGCTAAGACGTTGCCGGCGGTTACCGAAAACCCATTCCATAAGTTCCTCTCGAACATCTGGCAAAAGTTTAAGGAAACCCTCTCCAACCCAGCGCAAATTGCCAAGATTGTGACAGGAGCTCGCAAGTTATTCATGTAGCTCGATCAAATTCGTAGACGTGTGCCTCAGAAAAGTCAAGAAAACTTGTTAAAATACAAGCCTTCTTGACACAAAACAAACAAAAATTTTAAAATTCCAAAACAAAGAAAAATTAGTGTGTGAAAG